CTTGTTGAGAGTGTATTGAATGTGAAGATCACCAAGACTAACTTTAGACCCCGGGGTTGTAATAACCAATTTCAAGATTCGGGGTTAGGCAAACTACTGCTTGCAGCGCGGCGCGCGGTGACCAGTCGCGCGCCGGCCACGCCGAGCAGTTCCGGACGAGAGCTTATCCGAAGCCTTAGCGAGCGTATTGCTCGCGCTCTCCGCCTTCCCGGGGGTGCCGTCCGGGCCCGGTGTTGAACCAGCGGGTTCCGAGGCGCCGACGCCAGCTGGTATCGCTGACGCGGCCTCCGCCTCACCCGTGTTGGGGTCCGTCACCGTTCCCGCGACTCCCGCGGCTTCCGCATCCTTCGTTGGGAGGGGCCCACACTCGGCCTCCCCCACAACGACGCGGGCATCTGGGTCGGTTTTACCCGACTCCAGGTCGACTTGTTTCGCGTTGAACCCCGGAATCGTCATCATCGGATGATCGATGGGCGCAGTTGCGCCGCTCCGGTAGGTGGGCACGCGGCCCCAGTCGAACGGGGCCCAGGAGGGTGATTTCCATGTCTGGGCGTCGCACCAGCGCTGCATCGCCCCCCAATCGACGCTTCCTTCCGCCTCCATCACCGTGCTCATCCACATTGCACGTGTATTCGGGTAGCGGGCATCCAATGTGCGGGACAGGTTGAAGTCGTTCCCTGCCAACCTCTTCTTGTCGTCGTCACTGGGGTCAAAGCCATCCGCGAGGATCCGCAGGAGTGGCCCGATGTAAGGCGTATCAGAATCATTGAGAAGGTACGCCCAAGCCTTCTCACGGCAGATCGCAACGTTTGGGACGATCGCCGATTGTGTTGTGAGGTGGAACTTCGACAACATGCGCACTGCATCACACATGCTGTTGTTGTCCCCGTGCCAAACCCCCGGCCCCCAGAATCTGGCCAGGAATGAGACAGTCTGCCCCGGTTTGCGTTCGGCAGCCTTAAGCCGCAGGCCGAGCTTACCGGCGATGCTGGAGTAGTGGTCTGGGTCAACGCACGGTGTGATGCCATCATCGCCACCGTACAGCCCGAGAAGGTTCCACGCCATCTCAGCATCGCACTTGAGGTTCGGGTCGGTCCGCAGCGCGTAATAGGCCACGAACGCGTTCCGGAGGGTGTTGAGCACAGATGTGAACGGATCACCGGAAAGCTGGGACTTTCCGGCCTTGTATCGGAGATCGCCTACCTTCGACACCGTCGTCGTGTCATACACGAGCGACAGGGTGGCAGACACAAAATCCCGATCATCCTCTGCGAACATGTGGAGGACAAGGATCCGCTCAATCCCACGCATCGCACCCGAGACCGTAGCGTCGAACGTTTCAAAGTCCGTTTCGACGGTGCGGCGGATGTCACAATACGTGGACAAGATCTGGCACACGAAGGCGACCCTATCCGCGATTTCCGCGTTAGATGAGCCGAAGGCGTACCATGGGTTGTGCTTGAGAAACGACGCAAGCCCAAGCGCCACAAGAGAGCAGCGCAGCTTAGGGTTGGGCTTGAGCGTCGTTATCGCGCGCGCGGGTTTGCTCGGTCGAGCAGCGGCTTCCATCTTCAAGAACATCGCCGTGATCTGGGCGATGGTGTGGTGCCAATGATTGCGCGCGCTTTCAGTGCTGGCCCGCTGGGCGGGCCGCGTCTGTCTTTCCTCGACATCTTCAATCGACGCGATCGTCGCGAAGCTGCCGTGGTTTACCCTGCACAGGTTTGCAAACTCCAGTGCGAGGGTCTTCAGCTGGGCCCAGGGCTTCGCCTGGTGCTGGATCCGGACATCGGGGCGGGGCTTATAGACCCGCTGCTCGATGCAGTACCGCTCGTTGGCGGCGGTGTCGCTCGGGGCGTACGCCACAGAGTCGAGGATCGCGGGCATGAACGCCCGCATCTTGGACCTGTGCTCCAGACCATCGTTGGATGTTGGGTTGATGGTGTAGACGAGCGTGTCTGCGGCGACCCGTACGTTGTAAGACACACGCACGGGTTCGATGTGCCCGCAGAGGAGGTAGCGCTTCATGAGGAGGATGTCGCTCACACTCGGTACGGTGGCCCCGGCGGCGTTGAGCTCCGTCCGGAGGGTGGGACCCGACACCTTGCTATTCGCCACGAGATAGTTCTTGATCAGGTGGCGCTGGTGCGCGTCCATTTTGGCGCTCAAGTCGCCGGTCACATCACGAATCGTCGTGTATGGGACGGGAGCCTTCCGGCGGATGACCTGCATCTGGCCGGAATCGTCGGCAACGGTCGTGGGCACCAGATAGTCCAGCTGGTACTGGAAGTTCCCT